TAGAGATTTAATTAAAGACGAAGTTGGTGGTCTACATAATTGGAAACTCTACCTTGATGTGTGGGTGGAGGAGGTTAAAGTGAGAGATAAATCAGATTCTAGATCTGTTTTATTTTGTGATAAGACGTATGATGATATTAATAATCCTGAAGTTATTATAATTAAGGATCCTCGTTATCCTGAGAAAGAAGTATCAAAAAAATTTAGAGACCTAATTAGAGTGAGACCAATAGGGGCTCCAACTGGGTTGATCTTTTCGATGAGGAATAAAACTGATAGATCTTTCAATCACGGAGCAGGTATCTAGGGCAAAAGAGTAAATGAAAAATTATAAACCACTCCATACCACCTCCTAAACTGTCCACCACCTCTTCATAGGGGTGGTTTTTTATTGTATACTACGTTCATACGAATCAAACCAATGACCGTCAGGCACGAAATCAAATCTCAACTTGCCAAACTTCTTGCCACTGAAGACCTTGTGGTAGAGAACAAGAATGTTGAGACCGCATGTTTCAATGTTCATACTCGTGTACTGACACTGCCGAACTGGGATAAGGCGGGTAATGAGATATATGATATGTTGGTGGCACATGAAGTGGGTCATGCACTTTATACACCAGATCGTGATTGGATAAAAGATTATAAGATACCTCCACAGTTTGTGAATGTGGTGGAAGATGTTCGCATTGAGAAAATGATGAAGCGTCGTTATGCTGGTATCTCCAAGACATTTTATAAAGGATATAATGTTCTTGCCGATGAGGATTTCTTTGGTGTTGAGTGCGAAGATGTAAGTAAGATGAATCTTGCTGATCGTGTAAATCTTCACTTTAAGATTGGTAACTTTGTTGATATTCCTTTTGGTGAATATGTAGAGATGCCTATTGTTCGCATGATTGAGGGTTGTGAAGACTTTGATGATGTTCTGATTGCGGCACAGGCACTCTATAAGTATTGTCAGGATCAGATGAATACCGAAACCAAGACTGATATGGATTCATTAGAATCACAAAGTTCTGGTGGTGAACAAGATTCTGATCAAACTCAAGAGGGTGGAGATAATGATTCTCAAGAGCAAGAAGGTTCTGATGAGACTGAATCTTATGGAGGAACAGCAGAGGATCAACAACAAATTCCTCAAGGTGGAGAAACCAATGATGAACCTACAGTCGATACGATGGATTCATTGGAGGATGCAATCAAAAAACTTGCATCAATAGATGGAATTGAGAATGTTTATATAGAACTCCCCAAAGTCAATCTTGATGATATTATTGTTCCAAATAAAGAGATTCATGAGAGATGTGATGAACTCTGGGACAATCCTCACGATCCTTATCTGTTCGATTATGTTGATAGTGAGTTTATGAAATTTAAGAAATCTGCACAGAAAGAGGTAAATTATCTTGTCAAAGAATTTGAATGTAGAAAATCTGCTAATAGTTATGCTCGTGCTACTACTAGTCGCACTGGAGTTTTGGACTGCTCTAAACTTCATACCTACAAATACAATGAAGACTTATTCAAAAAAGTAACCACACTTGCCGATGGTAAAGACCATGGATTGATTTTTATTCTTGATTGGTCTGGTTCTATGTCAAAAGTAATGATGGATACTATTAAGCAGTTGTTCAATCTTGTATGGTTCTGTAAGAAAGTTTCTATTCCGTTTGAGGTATATGCGTTCACGAATGAATATCCATTAGTAAGTGATGATGGTGATGGTGAACAACTTTGTCGTAAAAGACCCTATGAGAAAAAAGATGGTTTGATGCAGATCAATGAATCTTTTTCTTTGATGAACATTTTGTCACACAAAGTCAATTCTAAAACTTTTGAAAAACAACTGAAAAATATTTTCCGTATTGCTCAATATAACGGTCCTCAAGGTGCAAGGTATCTTATCCCTCACGGAATGGGATTGTCCGGAACTCCCTTGAATGAAACGATGATTGCACTTCATCAAATCATCCCACAGTTCAAGAAAAATACTAAAGTTCAAAAAGTTCAGTGTGTTGTTCTGACTGATGGTGAAGGTTATGGGCTTACTTATCATCGTGAGATTCAACGTTCATGGGAGTTTGAACCTTTTATTGGACTTGGAAGAATTGGTGACAATTGTTATCTCCGTGATCGTAAAACAGGAAACACTTATTCTCTAGATTCTATGTGGGATGACTATACTGATATTTTAATTGAAAATTTGAGAGACAATTTTACTGATACTAATTTTATTGGTATTCGTGTTCTTGAGAATTATGATACCCAAAGATTTATCAGTCGTTATACTTGGGGAGAATATAAATTAAAAGATCAAATACAAAATCAGTGGAAAAAGGAAAGATCCTTTGCTATCAAGAATTCTGGATACCATTCTTATATTGCACTTTCGGCAACAACTCTTGCAAGTGAATCTGAATTTGAGGTATCGGAAGATGCCTCTAAAACTCAAATCAAAAAATCGTTTATGAAGAGTTTGAAGAATAAAAAGATGAATAAGAAAATCTTAAATGAGTTTGTGGGACTTATTGCTTGATAAATATTTCTATAGTAATAGGTATTAAGAATGTCTAAATTTGGAGATTTATTGGGAGGAAAAACTCCAGCACCAGCTCCAGCAGCACCTACACAACCTGCTCCAGTTGCAGTCCCTTCAGAACCGGTAGAAGTAATTGCTCCTGAACCTATTCAAGAAATTTTTGAGAGTGATGTTTCTATCGATGAAATGAGTAAGGATGAACTTGAAGAGTATGGTAGAACTCTTGGTATTGAACTGGACAGAAGGCACTCTCGTAAAAAATTGATTAAAGAGTTGAAAGAGCATCTGACCAATTCTTAAACTGTCACAAGGGGGGTCATACGACCCCCCTTTTCCGTGTATAATAACTTCAGTTGAAACCAACAAAACAAGATCATGTCTCTTTCTGCTGAATACATCGTCACTTCCTTACAAGAACTTTATGGGGAATCTGTAACGGGTGCTGATATTCGTGCTTGGTGTGTAATGAATGGATCTAATTATCAGACTGTATCCAATAAATTGTCTGATTATAAAGTTGGTCGTGGTAAGTGGAAACTGTCTATTCAAGAAAAACTTGAGCAAACTTATCAGGCACCTCCTGCCATGCCTATTATTGAGCAACAATTAATTCCTGAAAAAGATGGTACTTTCGTCAAGTTTGGTAACTTTGGTGATATTAAAAAAATTATTCAGTCCGGTCTTTTTTATCCAACGTTCATTACGGGTCTTTCTGGTAATGGCAAAACGTTATCTGTAGAGCAAGCGTGTGCTCAACTTGGTCGTGAACTAATCCGTATAAACATTACAATTGAAACTGATGAAGATGATCTTATTGGTGGTTTCCGTCTTGTCGATGGGGCAACTGTTTGGCATAACGGACCTGTCGTTGAAGCACTCGAAAGAGGAGCAATCTTGCTACTCGATGAAGTTGACCTTGCTTCTAACAAAATCCTCTGTCTCCAGTCCATCCTTGAAGGTAAGGGTGTGTTCCTGAAAAAAATTGGTAAGTATGTAAAACCAACAAAAGGTTTCAATGTATTTGCTACTGCGAACACAAAAGGTAAAGGTTCTGAAGATGGTCGTTTTATCGGAACTAATGTTCTGAACGAAGCATTCTTGGAACGTTTCCCAGTAACCTTTGAGCAGTCATATCCAACTCCTGCGACTGAACAGAAAATCCTTGAGGGTATTGCTTTGGATCTTGGAGTGGAAGATCGTGACTTCTGCAAACGTCTTGTTGACTGGGCAGACATCATTCGCAAAACTTTTTATGATGGTGGTATTGATGAAATCATCAGCACTCGTCGTTTGGTTCATATCATCCGTGCTTTCAGTATCTTCAAAGATAAGGCAAAAGCAATTCAAGTTTGTGTAAGTCGTTTTGATGATGAGACCAAGCAATCATTCTTGGAACTCTATGACAAAGTGGATGCCGACTTTGTGATGCCTGTAGAAAGTGATCGCATTTATGTGATTGACGGTGGAGCAAATATTTGATATAATAAGTTATGACTAACTCTTGGTCCATGCTTTATGATGAAATTTTAAAAATGGATGAATACATTAAATTAAATACGCAACAAAGTCCTATTGATTTTATTCCAACTCCAGTAACTCCTTTCAAATATAATGAGGAGGAGATTGTAAAAGAACTTCTTGAGTATATTAGAGGGACCTATAGGCAACATTATTCTGCTGGTGACGATAAAATTCAAACACTGGATTTGATTGAAGCCTGCGGTGATGGTGAGGCATTCTGCCGATCCAACATCCTCAAGTATGCGTCACGATATGATAAGAAGGGCACTGCCCGTCGTGACATTATGAAGATCCTTCACTATGCTGTTCTTCTGATGCATTTCAA